TAATATCTGTTAAAAATCTGCTATTCATTTGAAACGCTAGCCCCTCCTCAAATAGCGGTCTGGTCATTGTACCCGCCAAGCCCCTTACTATTGAGGTAGTTATACGATATCCGCCACGCCATAACCCCGATAGTCTTAATGATGGCGAGCCACCAAAGCGTCCCGTTCCATCTTCTAGGCCTTGCCTGTAGTTTGCTATCTCCCCTAGATCTGTACAGTCAATGTAATTTATTCTTGAAAATTCAAAAGCATTAAATCCCGTTGCGTCCACTAGCTCATACACTTTGCTATTTGCACCTGTAACAGATACGTAATAATCTACCCCTAAAAGATTCCCTGAGCCTATTAACGCGCTTTCACTAGTGAACATTGTGTAATTGTCTTCTGAGGACACCAAGCCGCTTATGTCGAAGCTATAACCCCTCAAAGTCATTCCAGTTGTCGGAACGGTTATCTGAGTAGTCCCCATGTCAATGACTCCGTCTAAAAAATATTCTTTAGTAGAATCTATAATCCCGCCCAACGTAGTCGCTACGTTTTCCTGTTTTACAATTATTCTATTTTCAAAGGCTGTAGCTTCTGCCGCCTCCGCAAGTGGCGACCACTGCGAACCGTTCCAACCCTCATAACGCATATTGCTACCGTTAAAAATTATCGCCTTTTGCCCTTCTGCAATCGCTAGGTCTTCATTTGTTAAAGTTTCGATTGGTGTTTGGTACTGTGTGTTGTGTTTTGTAGTCATTTTTCATTGATTAGTGATAGGTTATTACTTCAAAATTTTCATTATCTCTATTGCGATTTCTTCGTCAGTCTGTGTTAGCTCTACTTTTGATTGTTTAAGTTGCTCAAATCCCTTGTAAAGTGCTTCTATACTAAAACCTTTGTAGGTTCCGTTCTTAGCCTTTTCGTATTCTTCTTCGTTGTAAAGTTTCATCATTACAACCCATTCACCGCCCTTCGCGTTTAATCCGTAAAAATTAGACTTGTCATTTTTTGGGTCCTCTACTATCCACGACTCAATAACGCAACAACCTTTAACGGGCTTTGTATGTTCGCTAGTAACGTTTGCATTATTCAAATTTTTCATGTATAGTTCAGCGGTTTTCGCAACCGTTAGTTTACTCATAAAAATGTTAAACGTTTTGCCGTTTTGTTTACGTAAAATTTCCTTGTCAGGAACTAACGCAAAGCCCACAACTATTTTTCTCTCGTCATCTACGCCCGCCGTTTCAAATTCGAATAAGTCGTTATTTACTTCTGACAGTGCAACAAAATCTTCTTCGATCGCAGGAGAATTGACAAGGCTTATCGCGAAAGCTCCGTCGCTGGATTCGTCTCTTATTGTCAACTCTATTGTTTCTATTTTTTCACTCATTGGGTAAATTATTTGGTTATGTTATTAAATCTAAATAACGCGAATCTGTTTTATTTACAAGCTCGCATTATCCACCTTGTTTCTATCTAAACTTTGTTGTGTTGTCACGTCTCCTGCAACTACAAACGCCTGTACTGGTGGTTGATTCCCTAGTGATTCGGCTAACTGATTGGTCCCGCTATTGCCAACCACGTTAAAGTTTGCAGGCTGTGAACCTCCACCACTTACAGAACCAACCGAAGGTGGAGCAGAAGGAGCAGAAGCACTGCCACCGTCGCCGCCCTTGTATTTAGCCGTGGCGATTTTCCCAATGTTAGCCGCAGTTGAACTTGCCGCCAAAGCTAAAGAAGCGATACCAGCAGGGTTGGGAACTGCACCAATAGCAACGGGGGACAAGGCTAAAGAGCCTGTGATAGCTTTAAAACCATCAATTACGGCCATACTTAACTGCAAACCTTTATTAATGTTAAATTGTCGCCTTGCTCTTTTCTCCCTGCTCGCGTCGTCTTGCTTTCCAATGTTGTTAGAAATCTCGAAGATTCCTTGTGCTAGACTGTTGACCGCGCTTGCGTAATCCTGCGCAGTTTGCACTTTTTTATCGAAAATTGCTTTCGCTCTTTCCGCTTCTCTCTCAGCGTCAGCATCTTTGAGCGCGTTTAGCTCCTCGGACTGGGCTAATTCTAGTTCCATTTCAAGCTCTTTGTTGCCTGCGGCTAAAGCAAATTTGACCTCGTAATCAGCAACAATAGCGGCTACTTCTGCTTCGCGTTCTGTATTTCTAAGCTGGCTTAGCAATTGAAACTGTGCGTCTTGCCTTGCGTATTCCTCCTCTAACTTCTTCGCTTCTTGTTCGTCAATCTTTAACAATTCCGCGTTTATCTTTTCGGCTCTTTTAGCTAAAATTTCGTCTTCGGCTTCTTCTTGCAATGTTTTGTAGCTTGCTATAATGTCCCTGCGCTCGCGCTCTAAAAGGTCTTGATTCTTTTTAGTGTCCTCTATTAGGCGTTCATATTTTAAATTGTTAGCTGTGATTTCGTCGCCTTCTATTTGGTCGTGTAAATCCTGCGCTAATCTTCGCGCGCTTATTCTGTTTTTACTGTAGGTTTCCCAAGCCGCTAAACGTTGCGCCTGTTGTTTCGCCTCTTCTTCTGTTCGCTTTTGTTCTTCGTCTTTTAAGAATTGAGAATAGCCTTTTTCTTCTTCGCGTCGTGCCAAATCGTATTCGCCCGCATTTAAACGAAGTTCATCTAAACGCTTCCTATCTGCTTCTATTCTCTCGCGAGTTGCCTTTGCTGTCTCCGTGTCTTCCTCTGCAATCGCGTCCTTATATAGTTTAGATTGCTTTTTATAGTTCTGCTTCAAAGTATTAAGCTCTAGCACCCTTTCGCGCTCTTGTTGTGCTAGACGCTCTAATTTCGCCTCGTGTACTTCTTTCTCTGTTGCGTCTTGTAAAGCGAGTTCGCGCATTCGATTATCATGCAGCTTTGCATTAAGTGCTAAAAGCTTTCCCAACACCGCCGCCTGCCTGTCCATTGACTTGTTAAGGGCTTCGCTTTTTTGGGCGGCTGTCTCGCTGTCAGAACTGAAAAAAGCAAACGCACCAGCTAAGGCGGCAAACGCGGCTATAAGTAGAAATACAGGGTTTAAACTCATTACAAAGTTTAGCGCTTGCATTGCGCCTGCTCCGATTATTTGCGCGGCGGCCAATGCTTTTTGCGCTAACGTAGCGCCCTTTGTAGCACCTGCGGCGCGTACTTCTGCGGCGGCTAAAATGTTTGTTCTAACTGTGCGAACTTTTAAACCCAACGCCGTCTCGTCACTCAGAGCATTTGCAACGGAATTAACACCGTTTAACAATGACTGTACTGCCATCATTTTCTGGATACCCTGCGTAATTGCTTCATTCTCCGCTCCCAATAATTGTTGCACGCCTATAGCACCCTGCGCCGCGCCTCCAATAGCCTGAAACGCCTGTACGCCCAGTTGCAAATTTGGAAAATCAGCAGACATGGCCTTAGTTGCCGCTTTCGCGTTATTAACCTGATCTTTTAAAGCGCCCGCTTCTTTTGCGAGCTTCTGAAACTGAGGGCTTGACACGTCGCCAATGTCTGCCATTTCATCTTCCAGCTCGCGCAAACGGGTCTTGACAGATTTAACCGCGTCGCCTGTATTCTTCGCTTCTGTCTGGAACTTTTTTAAATTTTCACCGTCAAAAGTCTTTTGTGCTTGTTTGTCGATGTCCTTTAAATTCTGTTCTATACTCTCTAAATCCTTGTCTAATTTCTTAGTCCCTTTAGATTGTATATCGACTTGTACTATTTTTTTGACCATGCTTTTTGTCTTTTAATTTGTTCGCTTTTCTCTTTGATTGTTTGGGGCAATTTGTAAAGCCCCTTTGCAATCTCTATATTTTCAGTTGCCCCGTAATATTCGTGGTCATTAAGAAGCCGAATTAAATTATCTATCATAATAGAATTTTACTTAAATTTTCCTGTATTAAATTACTGCCGCTTTCCGTTAACAGTCTAAAGCTCGCGAAGTCTTGATAAATAATTATGCTGTCCCTCCATGCTTCAGAACCGTCCTCGCGATAACCTATAACCTCGTAAACCTGCGAACGCTTTTCGTTGTCCGTGTTTTCCCCTGCGCTAATAGTTATACTTGATTCCTCTGTTATTGTTGCTGGCAAGGTTACGCTAGGAGTTCCAAAAGCACCACCAATAGCAGGCGAAACAATTGCCCAACCTTTTTTGGGTGGTTTAACAGGAACTACAACACTGCCACCAGTAGACGTAATTACAGGAACCACAAAACGACGCCTTTTAACTGTAAAATCTGACAATAAAACAAGCCTTGAAAGCCCTGTGGTAAGGTCTGTGGTCATGTCGTTAATACGATACTTCTTATCTCTAATGATAATTGCGTCGTCTAAGGTTAATTTTGTTAGAATATCAATAGGTAAAACGCACTTAACCGTTACTTTTCTAGTCTTAGTACTAAACAAATTAGCCAAATAAGGTTGATAATATGTCTTATAAAGTGAATTAGTCTTTCCTATTTCGTGAATAGAGCTTATTTCTTCGCCGAAATTCATTGTATAGTCGGTTGTATTCTGCACTGTGTCTTGTCCAAAGGCAACATAAGACGAAACAATCGAATCTGTAGTGCCGTTATTGAAATAAAAACTACATGGTGCGCTTTCGTGCAAGTATAATTTAACTGGTTTCGGCACGTATGGCTTATAGTCGGGGGCTTTTGTTAAGCAGTAGGCCACCTGTAAATCTGTGCCAGTGAACTTATTAAACATTATTGTCTCAAATGGTAGCTCAATCGAGTATTTGCCGCCGTCATGGTTTGGGAAAATCTGCTTTAAATCTCCGTACCTTCTATTAAACAGTTCAAAGAATTGTTCATTTATAAATGAGTTAGATTTGGCCCATTCAAAAGAAACTTCATTGTAAAGTTTTACCCTGTCAACTAGAATTTTTTCAGAGTCAACATAGGGCGTTATATCAACTTCGTCACCTCCTAAATAAAACATTTCAAGCGGTTCTACTTGGTAAGTTTTTTCGGGTGCTAAAGGGTAACACGTTAGGTTAAACTCTTTCAGCGTTCCACTGAACCAATCACTAATTTTTTGGTCGGGTGCTGTAAAAGAATAGTCTGTAAAAATCGGAACAGAAACGCTCGTAACTTGATGCGTGCACCAGTGCGCAAAAGAGTCAGTAGGGTAATTAATATCTGTTGTAAAGTAATCACCCTCGAAAGTGTATTTAACTTCGAAGTTAAAAGTAAAACTTGAATTAGCCCTAATCTTAAAGGTTAGACTTCTGCTAAGTCCGTAAATGTTGGCTTCGTCTGCAACCGTGAAAGATTGACCCGTAGAACTTGTATAGGTGTTAGCCAAAGTTCCACCGTCGTAAACATCTAAATAATAAGTTCCAGTACTTACAGGGGCAATAAAGACCTCTACTTTGTGACTTTGCGAAACGTGCTGTTGAAAATTTGGGGCTGCAACTGTCACCGTGTTAATGTCGATATAGTTTAGATTAATGGTGTTTACTCCCATTGTAGAGTTGGGAATTGCCGCAGGGTCACAGGACACGCCCGTCGCGTTAAATTCCAAATCAACAGGCGCAGAAATAAACGAAGATATTTCGCGATTTTTCCACCATGTATAAGATTTCTTAAATCTGTCATCGTCTAAAAAGTTGCCCTCGAACGTCACCCCGTATTTAGAAGCGATTAGGGACATTATCTTTGCATCGCTTATGGCTGGGAATAATTCGCGGTAATCTATCGCGTGCGCGCTTAGATCTATCCCGAAACCATCTGCATAAGTCCAAAGCCTAGACGAACTAATAAGAGGGTAGCGAACATCTAAGTAGCTTGTATCTGAAATTGTCGCCTTTACTGCGTCGCCCGAGAATTCCGAATTCATATCTGAATAGTCTAAATCTCTTAATTTGTCTTCGCCAAACAAATCTTTAAGACTCACAACGTCACCATAAAAAGAAATCTTGTAAGCCTCAACCTGACCGTTAGCAACAACACTACCCTCTAACTGCATTTTCCCCTCTCTAAACGGTGTGTGGTCTATCTCTATTCGTGCGTCTACTCTAGTGTTTGCGTCGAATATATCTAGGTCGTTATTGTAGTAATGTCCTAAAATGTCGTTGTTAATTTGGTCTGCTGGAATATTGAAGGTTTGAGAAAAATCCGTAAAGACTTTAGCAATATCTGCAACGTCTTGAATTGTAGATTTAACGCTAATACTCTCGTCTTCGAAAAGGTTAACAAGTTGATTCTCTATATAAATTTGTATTTTTCTCATTCTTATGAATTGTAATTGAGTGTACTGTACGCATAATTAAACTCCATTTTATAATTAATGTTTTTATTGTTTATGCTTTCTTGCATTTCAATAGATTTAGATTTTAACACTACAGGTTTACCGTCTAATTTTACGTGTTCACTTAGCATTAATTCTGCTATTGTTTGTGAGTAATTCTCTACAACCCAACCAGTATTAACTGTTATGGATTCGTTACCGTTTAAGTTTAACGATTGCGTTATGTTGTCTTGTTGGTTATAGTCAACATCTGCGGTCATCATGTTATAGTTTTCCATGTCAACGCTAAGATTACTTCTCGAAGCCTTAAAGAAAACTATTCTTTGCCACGATCCGTGCTGATTAACAAAGTCGCATTTTATAGGTGTGTATTTAGGCTCGCATACTGGTATAAATTTATAACTAGCAATAGAAATTCCATCTTGAAAAATGTCTACGTTTGCACCTACAGAAACTAAAGATGGGTGTACGTTTGGCGCATTGTTAACCTCTTTGGGAAGAAGCGCCGAAAATGCAGGGAATCCGTCAGGGTGCGACCATTGAATATACATGTCACTTAAAGACGGGTCGGGATTGTAAACAGTCATGTTCCCTAGCCCGTTAGTTTTTTCCGTGTAATAAGTACCTTCAACCATAAGCGATAAAGGCGGCGTTGGGTTTCCCCCCGCTTGATGATAGCCAAAACCATCAAAGCAAATATACTTGTAAGTCCAGCCAGCTAAATTATCAATCAAAACACCATTAACATAAACCTTTACATAGCAATAACAGTAGTGAGCATCGGGGGTTTGCGCTACTGTTGAAACTTCTAAAGGCGCGTCAAACTTAATAAACCTTCTAATAAACGGCGCAATGTTGTAGGTGTTTTCTGTAATCAAAGCGCTTGGTATTGGCTTTTCTAGTGTATAGGTTGGCGCAACTGGGAAACTATTTGGATAGTTAAAGCAGTATAATTG